ACCCGCGAAAGTGCGGACTGCAAAGCGATCTTGTTCGTTCTCTAACATATCAGAGTACAACATAAAACGCACAGCAGACTCAACTGCTTTTCGGCTTATTAGGGGTATTTAATTTTCTATGGATACAGGAGACAGTCCATCTACCGAATCTTGCGCAAGCGAAGATCTCAAATGGGACGTCCCTTATCAGGTTGTGATGGGTTCACCACAGGAATCCTTGACTTACCTTCGCTCTCGCCCAGAACAGGCGCACCGCGAAGAAGGTCAACTTCTCATTGATCCTTACTTCGATGAAGTTGCACAGAACGTTCTCACACGAGCTGAGCATGAAAGGTTAATGGGATTCACACGCTCATACTACACAGTTAGTGGCCATTTGGAGACTACTATGAAGTATAAGCATCCAGTTCGTCCAGCGCCAAAAGACATGGAGTGGAAGCAGACTGAGTCAATCTGGCTCGACTACTGCTCTGGCTTCACCGTCCAGGCAAAGAACTTCGAGAACTGTTTTCGTCAGCGAGACGTCGAATTCGTTCCCTCATCCGCGTATGGCTTTAGCCAACTTGGAAAGAAGAAGGGAGACCCAGGAATGGTTGGGAAGGCTGTTAAATACGCCGACACCGCCGTCCGGACTTACGACGCGAGACGCGACATTTACGGAGACGAAGTTGCAAGCGCGAACTACATCTCGAACTGCATTCCAGACTTACCTTTTACGAGGACTCAATTAGTCGAGGAATCCAGAACTAAGATCAGACAGATCTTTGGACGAGATTTCGGCATGTACATGGTCGGAGCGCCAACTTGGCAGTCACTTGGCTTGCGGTTTAACGCCAGTTCATTTGACACTTTGACTTTCGTCATGGCAGGGTACGACCAGCGCATTATGGTTCCTCAGTTACTAACACACGTTTGTGACGGAGAGCATGACGCACTTATCACTGACTACAGCACGTTTGACGGTGAAACCCAAGGCTATGAACAGGACTTGGCCCATAAGGGTTACAAGAAATGTCTCGTACATCCAAACCGACTGACAGAATCTGCCTCACACTTAGCTTTCAAACAGGCTAGGAATGGCAAGATAATTGACGTTGAAGGAGGAGAATGGTACTATGACGGTATCATCACCAGCGGCGATCCAGGCACTCAGCTTAACGGCTCAGCAGTCTGTAAGAACAGGACAAGATATCTCTTGCTCAAACAAGGAATTAGTCCGAGAGCCATCTGGACCCTCAGCGATGACAACCTATCTAAGATTGGAAACCAGTACCGAGTCAGCCTTGAACAGCTCTCTCGTGACGCTACCAGTCATGGTTGGACCATCAACAGTAGTAAGTGTTCCTACTCCTCAAGGAAGGAGGACCTCGAACTTCTGGGCCGCTACGCGAGCGGATTATATAATACGCGAGAATACTGGAAATGCATGCGACTCTGTCGTTGCCCCGAATACCCAGTGGAGAGCGGGAGCATCTCAGCATATAGAGTCAAGAGCATTATGGAAGACGCGGGCCTGGCGACGGGTGCCATGCCTACCATTTACCGAGGACTGAAGAACAGATACGGACTAGCAACGCCTGAAGAGGCGGGACGCCACCGTGGTTTCTTTGCGTTTATGAGGTAATTTGTATTTACACGTTATTTAAGTAACAGCAAACACACGAACATAG